TGAAGAGTTCCTAGAGAATCCAATAGAAGTTTTTGTAGACTTTGATAATATACAAGAGATAACCATTGATAATATTGGTGATGATATGACACAAGACCAGAGAGAAAAAGCACAAGAAGTTGTAGTCCCAGTAATTTTGACTAGAATAGTTAGCATGGCAGCATTTGTAATGAGGAAATCATAATGTTTAAAAAGATATGGAATTGGTTTATTACCATAATTAAAGAAACTTTAAATCTTAGTTGGACCTTGGTTGGTTTAGTTATAGCTACACTTACCCTTACTGGTTCAGCACAACAGGTTACAGGTCTTGCGACTTTAATTACACTAGGTGTATGGTTATTAACCATAGGATTCAGAAAATGAGCTGTTGTCGTACCTACATACAAGAAGGTACAGGTACTTATGTTACTATTTGTAACAGTAAGTACGGACACAGATAGGAGAAAAATGAAAAAATATCAAGTACTGAGGATTAGTTCTCAGATAGATTCCACCAGTGGTATTCTATATGAGATAAACCCAGACGGAACTAAGAAATTCCTTTGTTATACATTGGAAGATGAGAAAAGAGATACCAAAGTAATGCACGAAACTAGGATACTAGCAGGTACTTATAAACTAAGCCTTAGAAAAGAAGGCGGTTTTCATGGTAGATATCTAAAGAAATATGGTCCTAGCTTTCATCATGGTATGATCCATGTAAATGAGGTGCCTGGGTTTAAGTTTATACTTTGGCATACAGGTAATACAGATGAGCATACCTCAGGGTGCCTAATAGTAGGACAATCCCAAAAGAGTAACTTAGTAGATCCTAATGGATTTGTTTCCGCTAGTGTTAGTGCTTATAAATCTATATATCCTAAGATAGCAGAGGCTATACTTAGAGAGGGTGCAGAAGTAACTTATGTGGACTATGATACAGAAGCCCACTGCTCGCCAGATTGTAAACCTAAGAAAGCTCCATTACTTAAAAGATGGGCATTATAATTGGCTAAAAATGAAATCCAACAGCCGTTTCCTTACGACTTATCGTTTGAGGAATTTTCTAAGGCAGTTGGTATTGGTGGTCTTTGGTCAGTAGGTGTAGATGGTAATGGTTATTTATTATCCACATTAGAAGATGAAGCACCTTTTGAATACAGGGCTTATACTGTTCAGTCTATACCAGTTCAGAAACAAAGATTAGATACCTCAATAGAACCAGGTGAACAAACACTTGAACAATGGTGGACTAGAGCCCAGCACTCTTTCAATGAAGGTGCAGGTCAGAATGTATTTGACGCCGAGGGTTCTAACAGATTTTCTTTTAGAGCAAGTAGAGGTATAGATATATGGACAGAAGGTCAAATAAGTTTATTAAAAGATACGGCTAGTGTAACTAATGGTGCAGGTGATGACTTTAATTGGTTCGTAGCTGGAGGTTATGTATTCTATACAAAAGATGGTTCTTTATATAGGAGTACAACTGTTGATGGTACCTATACTGCTACTGATTTAGGTGGACCTGGTAGTGGTCAAGATATTACATCGGTTACTACTGATGGTCAATATGTCTATGTGTGTTGGACAGGTTCTAATAATATAAGAAAAGCAGATATAGACTCCGGAAGCTGGTCTAGTGAAGGCTCATTAGCTAATGACTTGGATCCAGAAATAATAGGTTTTGTAAAAGGTAGATTAATAGCTGGTAAAGATGAAAAATTATATGAAGTTGATTTATCTACTACGGATGCTCCTGATCCTTTCTTCACACATAGAACTGGTGATTGGACATGGACATCTATAACAGAGGCTGGTCCAGCTATTTATGTTTCAGGTTATGCAGGTGAAACTTCAGAGATATATGCCACCAGATTAACTACACAAGACTTAGCCTATGCGAGTACAAGTACTCTAGGCGCTCCTGTAAGCGTTTATAAAGCACCTGAGGGTGAAGTCATACATACTATTAAGGGATATTTGGGTAAAGCTTTAGTAATTGGTACAAGTAAAGGTGTACGATTAGCGGCAATAACAGATGAAACTGGTAGTTTAGAAGTAAGCTCATTAATTGTGGGTGCGGATCAAGGTTTAAATAACCCGGTTAAATCCATAGAACTTGATGGGGACTATGCTTATTTTGGTTGGACTAAATATGATGATACTTATTCAGGTATAGGTAAATTAGATTTATCTACTACCGCTTTTTCTAGCCACCTTATGTATGCTATTCAAGGAGATGTTACTAGCATAGCTCAGTTTGGTGGAAGGTTATTATTCTCTGTAACTAATCTTTCAGGTAGTGACCACAGTAGATTGATTAAAGAACATGCCACTGATTATGTGGGTACTGGTGAATTAGAAACAGGTGAAATTAGATTTGGTACATTTGAAGTTAAGACCCTAAGATACTTTGACGCCATGTTAAAGGGTACAGGCTTATTAGATGTAGACCTTAAAAAAGATATTACAGGTGATTATGTAAGTATTGCTGGTGGTTGGGAAGCTGATACAGAAGTTACTGATAGAGTTTATGGAATTATTGAACAGAATATGGAACAAGATATATCAAGGTGTGAATTAAAAATGACCTTAAAAACCACAACTGCCACAGCTACACCTAAATTATTAGAGTGGAGAGTAAGAGGTGAACCTAAAGTTAAGGGAAGGTATAGGTACTATGTTCCTATAATGTTATATGATACAATGATAGCTAACAGTGGCCAGACATTTGGATATGCTGGTTACAGCCAAGAGAAGTTAAATGAGTTGATGGAGGTATATAGAAGTGGTAAAATCATACAGTTTCAAGACCCCGGCAGTCATTTACCTAATGGTACTCCTTCGGTTACTGTAAGGATAGAAGATTTACAGTTCAAATCGTGGGCAGCACCAAGTGGCTATGAAGGACCAGGAGGTATAGCATTAATAGTGATGAGGGAACAAACGTAACAAGTACACCCCAAAGTACAAGCGCCGACATTGATGACCATATAAAAAGTTTAGGTCTCGATCCAAAAGACTATCATATATTGGATCCCGTTGAAGTTAGAAGTTGGGATACAAATATGGGTAATAATGTAGAACGCCTACATTATTATAAATTAAGATTAGTCAAAAAGGTACCAGAGAATAAAGATTATTATGATGACATCGTAGCGGACATCAAAAAACATAAGCCATCTAAAAAAGTATCTAAGGGTGATGAAACTTTCTTAGTAGCAATTTCAGATTGGCAATTAGGTAAGTCAGATGGTAAAGGTACAAAGATGATTGTTAAAAGGATCATGAAAATGATTGATGATGTCAATGACCAGATAGCCTCACTAAAAGAACAAGGACACAAGATAGATGAATTATATATTGTGGGCTTGGGTGATATAGTGGAAGGTTGTGAAGGTCATTATGATATGCAGACTTTCTCAGTTGACCTAGATATGAGAAGCCAAGTAAGACTAGCATGGCAATTACTTATTAAATGCCTAGAGAGTTGGGCACCACAATTTAATAAAGTAACCATCTCATGTGTGCCAGGTAATCACGGGGAGGTAAGAAGAAACGGCAAAGCGTTTACTACCTTTGGTGATAACTGGGATGTCCATGTATTTGAGGTATTAGAAGCAGTCTTATCCCAAAACAAAAAAGCTTATGGTCATGTTGAGTTTGAAATACCAGATGATGAATTAGTTATGGTTACAAAGATAAGAAGAAATAAATTTGTATTTGCCCATGGTCATCAGTTCAGAGCAGGTGGTCCAAATACTTTTGCTAAACAACAGAAGTGGTTAGCTTTACAATCGTTAGCTAAATTACCCGCTGATGGTTGTGATGTAATTTTATCAGGTCACTTTCACCACTTATCAATAGTACAAGAATACAATACCCTATTTCTACAAGCACCTTCTATGGATGGTGGTAGTAGATGGGCTGAGAATACACATGCTTTAGTTTCGGATCCCGGTACATTAACTTGTGTGGTATCAGATAAAAGAGTTTCCAAAATAGAAGTAATTTAAAAGGGGGTGAATATGTCAGAAGAACTAAAAGATATGATTGAGCGAACAGCTTGGACATTTATCGAGGCCTTTATTGGCGCTTTAACAGTTGCTCCGTTAGTAGGAGTGGATGCTGGAGCCCTTCAATTGGCTGCATTAGCAGGAGGTGGTGCCGCTTTAGCGGTTATCAAAACTTATGCTAAAGGCCAAATTGCTAAGTAATGGTTAAGAAGAAAAAGAAAAAGAAAAAAAGATATTAAGAATAGCCCTAGAGATAGGGCTTTTCTTACAATCCGTGTGTATGTAACACCATCAATGCCTCTTCAGGCGAAGTGATTACTGCCGATATACCCCCATCAGAAGTTATACGGTCTAAAAATAATTCTTGTTTTGGACTTAATCCATGGGATCCATCAGGTCTCTTGACTTCTAAAGCCACAAATCTTCCGTCTATACAACCTATGATGTCGGATATACCTCCACCTTGTGTAGCATTACCATGTATCTTTATCCATGTACCACCATACTCTCTTAGTGTGGATAGTATAGCTCTATGGATTACACTTTCTCTAGCGCCCATCTAAATTCCTCCTTTTTATTTGAAATACTTTAAGGGATAACTCACATTGGTGCATAGGACTTACGCACATAGCTTGTCTAAAGTTTTCTCCCTCTATAATTTTGAGTGGTTTTTTACAACCTTTGCAGTTTATTAATTTAAGCCCCCTTTAATAGAGTAGAGTGGGTTACTTGGCGCTTGTAACCCACCCCATTATTGCTACGAGAGAGGAGGTAGCAATCTCTATTATAATTCCATTGATGGATTATTGTCAACCGGACTCTCAGATAATAAATCCCTGCTAAATACATCATTAACTTCGGATCTTTTCTGATTATCCCATTCGCCATCTACAATGGCTAACGCACAACTTCTACCAGTTAGTTTATCTAACGGTATATCCATTGCACCTTCACCTTCTATTGGCACACCACATGCCTCTAGGGTGTTTCTAAAATTCCACAATGATTGTGGTAATAAGACGGTGTTATAAAAGAACTTCTGTCCATTAAATTCTCCGCCTTCTATTTGAAAGACCCATACCACCATTGGGTTACCAGCTTTAGAAGTTTCAGCTTTTGCTTCCACAACTTTTGCAGGGTAATTCCCTTCAGGTATTACGACTTTCTTTTTTCCTTCAACGCCAGAAAAATCAATAGTTACTTTTTTCTCGCTTTGGATGTTTACTTCTCCCATTTACTTACCTCCTAATTTACTAAGTATTTTTGGAACGGTTACATTATATGCCTTGTTAGGCAATACAGGATCATTACCAGTAGTAAGTCTTTCACCTACTAAAGCTCGGGCACTTCTAAATTCCATACCAAACATTAATTCTGGTTCTGTATCTAGTGGTGCACCGACTGGGATTTCTCCTTCTTCAACAAAAGTTCTCGCTATAATATCTGGCATTTCGCAGAGTGTTGACCTTATTGAGGGCGACACATCTGGCACAATGTCAGGCCCTGTGAAGTCTTTATCCTCTTTCAAGTACCTCTCTTGTGCTACATATATTAAGTTCATACCTTTTGTCCTACATACAGCAGATAGTTCTTCCATAAATTCATTCATAGAACTCCCTAATCTCCCCCAACTTTGCATAGTTGGATTGTTTGGCATACGTTCTGTATCTCTACTTTCCTCATCTTTAAGGATGTATCTCATACAAGTACGAGCCAAAGCTGTTACTGTATCAATAACCACTGTTTTTCTATCGTGGTCACCATACTTTAAGAAATACAAAAAGTCATAGGCATTTGCCCATGTAACTTTCTGTGGTTTACCTTTCTTATCTACTGGAAACAGTTGTAAATCTGGTATATCTCTTACCGTCATCATACCTGGTTCAGCCATAAATAAGATAGGCTTTGGACCAGAACAAGCAAATCTAGTTTTACCAGTTTTCTGTTGTCCATATACACACATGTGTAATGATTGGCCAACTTTATCTACTGTAGATACTTGTCCTTGTATTTCGGCTAATCTAGCTTCGTCCATTATTTCTCACCTCCTTTTGGTATCTTTGTTTTCTTATTTGATTGGCTTGTGGTGATCCCATCAAATCAGCATTACATAAATCCTGAAATGAACAGTCCCAATCACAGGCCTTATTCAAAACTCTATAATAGGCTAAGTCATCATCACTATCCATGAAATCAATCATGGTAGCTGTACTATATAACTCCTCTATCATTGTCTTGGTTACTAATTTTGGTTTAGCTATTGATATCCTCTTATAAAAATTAGAACTAGCCTTTAGATTATCTAACCATGTTTGTAGGTTATCATCTACTACCAAATCATTTTCCTCTATAAAATTCTTTAAGGTTAGGTAATCTGTTTCTATTTTAACCTTAGACATACGACCAGCTTTAGTCATACGAGGTATTGTTGGTGGCTTAGTACGGATATAGTTAAATACAAATTGGTCTACTTTTATACCTAATTGATTTAACGCCCACAAATATAATGTGGATTGTATATCTGTATTACGCCATTCAGTATCAGGTAAGTGTTTGTTAGACTTGTGGTCCCAACAACTAACTACACCATCTCTTTTATCCCTAACAATCATGTCTGGTTTAAATTTAAATAATAAACCTTTACCTATATCTACTTCAAAATCTTCCTCTACTGATATAACTTCTAGGTTCTTATCTTCTTCTTCCCAGAAGTCCATATAACCATTCATTAATCTAGCAGATATACCAGGCAAATCGCCATAGTGTTCTTTTTCTTCACCTAAGAAACCATTAAACTTATGAGTTAATTCACCATAAGTTTCTAACCAATCTTCACCTTTGTAATGTGCTTCCAACATAGAGTGGATCCAATTACCTAAAGCTAGTGGTACTGATTTTCTAACAGGCTCTAACTGTTCCTTATACTTATATTCGTATTGTTTAGGACAGCGCCTAAAAGTCTTTAACTTGGATTGTGATATTTTCATTTTCTCTCTCACCTACAGTATACTACGTTCGGACTATTTGTAAAGTTTCTGCACCTTCTGACCAGTAGTCGCCTACTTGGACATCAGCCACAATAGGTACTCTTAGTTCAAAGTCATAGGGTTCTATTATAGGGTTTTCCATAATCTTTACTATCTTCTCTACGGATTCATTAACTTTGGATTCGTGTATTAGAAGTAGTAAGGAGTCATGTACTGTTCCTATTAAACTATCTTTAAATTCTGGGTTCAATTCATTTAAGGTCATCAACATTAAATCACTGGCCAAAGATTGAACAGGTGAATTAATAGCCTGCCTCTCAGCTTGGGCTCTATAATATTCATTGGAAGAATGTATATCATCTAGCACCCTAAGTCTACCTAAAGGATTCATAACATAGCCTCTTCTCTTTACCGTATCTCTTTGTCTTTGGTGCCACTCAACTAATGCTGGATAAGTATTAAAGAATTTAGTTCTGGTTTCTTTAGCCTCATCTATAGATATACTAAGACCAAAATTATCTCTGGCATATATCTTAAACTTCTCAGCACCCATACCATATACAAAACCAAAGTTAACCGCCTTAGCTTTCTTCCTTTCTTCTTTCTCTGGAAATTCTTTACCAGTCATGGCTTGTGCTGTGATAGTATGAATGTCAGCATTGCTATGAAAGGCGCTTAAAAGTGCCTTATCGTTGCTGTAATGCGCCACTAAACGTAGTTCTACTTGTGAATAGTCTACTTCAATAACCTTATAATCTTTGACACCACCAATAAGACCACGGATAAACTCATCTCTAGGTACTTGTTGTAAGTTAGGATCCGAACTAGATAGTCGCCCGGTTACAGTATGAAATGGTTTGTAATTAGTATGTAATCTACAATCCTCATCCATTCTCTCTAACCAATTATCAAAGTATCTTGATTTATATCCAGCCCAATGTCTGAAGTCTAATACCTTATCAACTACACCTGACTGGTCCATATCTAATAGTCTTAATAGTACGGATTCAGCAGTAGAAGGTGCACCAGATTTAGTACTCTCTAACATAGGTAAACCTAATTCTTTATACAATAGATTACCTAATTGTTTAGGACTACGAGGATTAATCTCATAACCTACTATGTTATATAATTCCTCTTTTATTACTTCAACTATGTCATTGGTTTTATCTAATCTTTTATTAAACTTATCCTCATCAACGGGCATACCTACCATTTCCATGTCAGCTAGATTTCTATAAGCTGGCATGAGTATGTCAAAATATAATGGATTAGATATATGATGATTACCTTTATTAGATTTACTACCTAATAGATTTCTTTGATGTTGCCATATCTGATATGTGTATACCACATCTAATGCACCGTATTCAAACAGTTCATCTTTCTCCATACGATAAGGATCTTTTGATTTCATCATATGTTTCCATGGTTCTACACCAAGATATTTAATAGCTAATGTTTCTAAATCCTTCTTAACATTTTCATCTAAGGTATACTCAGCACCCATTGTGTCAAAGCTAGGAAAATATTCTTTACCAAACCTAGCCTTAATAGCTTTATAATCAAACTTACCATTCTGCATAATCCAGTACTCAACTCTATCTAGGATAGGATATATCATCTGCCAGTACGATATTTGTATCTGTTGTTTATAATCCTGATGATATATAGGAAGCACAAATGCAGTTTCACCATCAAAGGTGAATTGAATACTAACAATATTAAAGGTTGGGTTAAAATAATCCCCCAACCTTTTAATATTCTTCGTGGTAGTTTCTACATCTAATGCGGCAGTTGGTTTAAAGGCTAATAATGCCTCATGTACTCTTATATTGGAGTCTATTACTACCGTTTTCATACATGTATACCCTTCTGAACTTTATCATAAAGGGTTTTCAAATTCATAGGCTCAAAGTTCTTGTCCCTCTCAATATATAGTTCAAAGGGTAAGTCTAAATCCTTTAGCTCATTTATACTAAATGGACCGAACTCACCATCTGGTACCATGTGAGAAGTAACAAAGCCATAAGCTCTATCCTCATCTTTATCTAACTCCATAAGATACCAAGTGAAGCTACCTGTTGGATCAAAGAACTTAGCTGTAACAGTCTGTTCTTCCATCTTCATTTCATCACCATAACCTAATTCTGGTGTATCTTCTAGTATCTTTTTGGTTAACATCTTTTGTCTTGCCATTAGAATACTCCTTCCATATCTTTAGCAAAGCCATGTAACGAAAATATTGTATGGGTAAAAGAACCCCACTTAATATCATTACCTTCGTTCCATTGGTTGTAGCTCCTCATAAACTTACTACCGTAAGCTACTGCAAGAACTACATCTTTGGCCCAGTGTTTATTAAAATCACAGGACCTCATTATATAATTCATATATAATTTTTTATTTCTTATTGCCAGATGATAGCCAATAGAACAAGGTACTCTTTTGTAGCTGGCTCTATTATCTTTATCATCCGGATACCAGATAGGCACATAGAGTTGTCGGCTTTCTTCATTTTTAAGAGCTGCCGCAACTATACTATCTAAATGGCCTTCTAATCTTTCAGGGTATGAATAAGAGAACTTACCATTATGTAGAAACTGTGACCAGTATTCCTCATCATTTTTGTAAGCATTACCAGGATTACCACCTGTATTTAATCTCTCAAATAGTTCCTCTTTAAGATAATCTGCATCCAAATTATCTAAACCCCATTTCCAAATATCATTACCCATATCTTTATGACTAATGGTGTATTGGTAGTTCAATAACTCGTGGGTCATATAGCCTTTGTCTTTAGATACATCCATATCTTGTACAGATTTAGATTGGTATACTATAGCCAACTCTTTAAGATCCCTTGTTATTTCATTTTTTGATTGGTCTATTGATATAAAATATCTCATTCTTCCTCCTCTTTAAAGAAACAATATCTGCAATAATCCCATGATGGGTCCATATAGTTATAACACCTATCACAAATCATACATCTAATCCTTCTAATTTATCTAAGGTCAAACTACTCACCAACATACTGGGCTTTTGTTCACCCTTCTTGGCTAAATCATACATAGTTCTAACCCTACGAAATGGTCCATAGATTTCATCTTCTATTGGTTTACCTTCTCGTTCATATCTCAATACGGTTTCATGCCATTTCTGTATTCTTCTAGTTGTAGGTGTATCTATATCCATAATCAAATTAAACATTTGTGGATTGGCATAAAGATAAGGTAAAGTTTTAAAAGCATGTACCTGTGATACATCTATTTTCCACTTAAAACTTATCTCTTTAGGATCACCTATGTAACTAGCTATAACACTAGCCAAAGCTATATCTAAACCAGAGATATAACCCATATAAGTAACGCGGCTATGAAACACAAGGGTAGGTTTTATGTGTGAACCCAGCTGACCTCTAAAGGTAGCTGATAACAGACAGTTACCCCATTTGTGTTTCTTAGCCGACCGTTTGTTACTTCGGAATTGCATTTCTGTTACAATTCCTTTGTTACCAACATCATTATATATCTCTCTGGAAGCTTTAATGAACCTGTTTATTTGTTCTATATCCAGATAGCTACGAATGAGGTTAGTCCATCTACCTTGTAAGAACCATAATTCATGACCGATATTAAAATCGTTATGAAGGCTGGTGCATTTCAAGGTAATGTCATATAAATTGGTACCAATTCCCATATCATGGCCTACCTCACCGGATAGTATATGACTTCTTGTGGCTATACTATGTAAAGAAGTGGCTTCAAATGTATTAATATCCACTGTCCTGTCTGAATTTATTAACTTCAGCCTTTCTAAAATAGTATTCCGCAAAACTTTCAAATGTAAAGCCAGAAGTTATTAATAACTCTAGGAAAAAGTGAAAGGTGTCTGCTAACTCCTCTTTATAGTGGACTTCATCAGTTTCAACTCCATCGCTTTTCCATGGCTTATTCTTTAAACAATTTGTGGCTTCTGATAGTTCCTCAACTACTCTATAAGCACATTCCTTTAGTCGCATTTGTACCATTCGGTCATTTAGCTCACCAAAGTTTTTCTTCTCTACAACATTTCCACCATTCTTGGCTTCAATATCCTCATATTTATTCATAAGGATCTGTTGTCTACAGAACATGGCTTCTAATAAATCTCCACCATATTCTTCCTTGATTTTCTCAAGGTCTACTTTAATGTCATTAACATTAACCATATATTTCTTCTCCTTCGCCTAATCTTTCTGGCCAAGTAAATGGCACTACGATTTCAGGCATACTAGAATATCTCACAGGGTTTGCACCAAGATGATTTTGTATATAGGACTGTACAAACTCATTAGTACTACCTATATAACTATAAGGTGCAACTTTGAATTGAGCCATACCATTATTACCATTTAATACGGTAGATAACATACGAAACATCAATCCATAACTCATAACCAACATATCATTTTGTATTGCGGTATCTGATCCATCTGGTGTAAGCTCTACACCTTCTATCACATCACCTTCTTGCATACAAAATAAGAATTGTAGGTCGGAGTATTCTCTCATCTTTACCCATTGGTCAACAAATAATTTGTTCCTGATATTACCCTGTCTATAAACACTTGCATATATCGGTTCAGAAACTTCGGGTGTTCTATCTAATATGTATAACACACCATCTTTTTCTTCATCATGCCAATGGTCTAGTAACCAATAGTTCCATTCATCTTTCCAATCTGTGGAAATTGAAGCTGGAGATTTGATTACTTTACAATACTCATCACCAAGCCAGCCTTGAACTGCATTGGCAAGAGTTGATTTACCTGAATTATCAGGTCCTTCGAGTACTAACACTCTACCTCCTCTAATTTATTCTCTCTTATATTATTGTATCATTATTTTTTCTGGTTACAACAAGTAAAGCCGGGTTATCTTTTATTAATTTTTCCAGATCCTGCTTTTCCTTGAGGGTGTCTATCACCAGATAATCTACACTTTGTTCCATGCACATGTGATAGAAAGTTACTGGACTCTTTTGTCCTTCTCTATCTATTCTTCCTCGTGCTTGGAAATAGTGAATCCAACTAAAGTCGGTTGAGAAGAATATGGCATGAGAACAAACATGTTGTAATCCATCCAATGCTTCCGCTGAGGCTATCTGAATTATCAAAGGTTTCTCACCCTTCCAATGTTTAGATATCTCACCTCGCCTTTTAGCTGATACGCCACCCTTGATTACATAAGGAGTATCTAACGCCTCTTGTAATGCTTGTATTTCAGCTTTAAACCTAGCGAAAATAATAACAGGCTGACCTGCTTCCATTAGGTTATCTGCTAAATCTTTTGTGTATGCCAGTTTTCTCTCATTAAATATGACTGGGTTACCATTCTCATCGGCTACTGTATGACCTGTCATCTGTTGCATACGAAGGAGTTTCACTAACACAATGCTGGCAAATATGAGTTGTCTTTGATGTACCACCATACCATCTTGACTAAATCTTTCATAGCTGGCCCATGAAGTAGGATCCCAAGCTATTGGTATCTTAATATCACTTACTTTAGGTAGGTCTAAACAATCTTCTTTCCTAGCTGTTGATACATAAGGTTGATACTTCTTACCTAACTCATCAGCATTCCTATAACCTAAGAGTTCATAACCTGACTTACCACCAAATATACCATACTCATTTCTAAATGCTGACCAAGTTTGTCCATCCCATATTGATGGTGATATACATTTAAGTTGGCTATACAAATCTAATAGGTTCTTACCAATAGGTGTACCAGTAAGAAGGAGAGTAAACTTGGCTTCATTACATATCTTATGTGCCTGTCTACTTCTCTGTGCGGTAGCTGTCTTAACTTTCTGGCTCTCATCTAATATAACCATGTCTGGCTTCCACTTAGATATGGCGTCATATATAGGTTGCTTACCATTTCTTCTAATGATGGCTTCATAATTAAATATAGCCACATCTATATGATAAAAGTGGTCACCTTCTTGTGTTGATTGTACCCACTCATTAAAAGCCTCAGCTTTATCTAATGAAGTACCAGTGTCTGGTCTAACAAATATAGATTGAGTTATAGGACTATGTATACCAAACTCTTTAGGCCATACTGATAGAGCATTGATTGGACAAAGGATTAATATCTTCTTAACCTTATTGTCTTGTTGAAAAGAGGCAACACTATCTATGGCTATCTTTGTCTTACCTGTACCTGGATCCATGAACAAAGCATGGCCAAGTTCAGACCTAAATATCTTCTTTAAAGCATTGGCCTGATGTTCATAAGGCTTTGTCTTAAACTTATATTCCATTAAACATCTGATTCCAACATGCAGGATGTGTACCTGTCATGAGTTGTTCTCTTTGGTCTGCATTTAGATATGGAAATATATCTTGGATCTTCGGTCTATCTTTACTCATCCAGATTTTATAATCCTTCTCTTTCACATCATCTACATAACCAATTTGCCCACAACTAATACATTGTGGTGTTTGGACTATCATATTACTCACTTTCTATCCGTTAATACGGAATATCTTACTCTTGCCTTCTTGTTCCATAGTTACTGTGCCTTCAGCTAGTAGCTTGGTCATAAGCTGGCGTAATTTCTTTTCTCCCATGTTAGAGGCTACTTTAAGTTCGGTCATAGACATTGGCTTTTGAGTTAGGAGCGAAAAGATTTTGGCTTCTGTTCCAACGACTCCTTCCGCATCCCAACTATAATCTATCTCACCTATATCACCCATACTGAGCTTGAAGGCTTGTGGTGGTGGCGCTAACCTCTCTCTGAACTCACGCTCCACTACAACAGTTGAAGATCCGTCATCATTTGGAGTTGCCTCTAAATATAACGCACTCTCTAACCAACCGTAGATAGTTGTAGAACCAAGCAGTTTTACACCGCCTTGTTTTCTACCTTTCTTATCACTAGAACCTTTGCCCCAGTGATGAACAACCATGACAGCCACATCATAGTTATTTCTTAAACCTAGTAACCAACTTAATATTGGTCTTATCTCATGTGAGGAGTTCTCATCAACAGCTCCCATCATTAGATAAAGAGGGTCAAAAACTACCAGCTTTATTCCCTCTTTAGCTATTATGGTTTCAATAGCTTTACGCGAGTCCTGTTGTGTCATGTCAAACCCGAAGTCATTGTAAAAGAACATGGGTACGTTAGTAGGCCATGTAACCGAGAGAGTATTATCTTTATGGAGATTGAAAGCTCCTTTCAATAATCCTTTCGAGTTTGCCATCTTGACAATGCGGTCTTTGAGAAGGGCTGGTGAGTTTTCCACCTGAACCACTAGAGTAGGTCCAACACCTTTCTCATTGACCTCAAACTTATTCATAAATGGTGTACCTGTAGCTATAGATAGTGCCATATCAGTGGTGACTAAGGATTTGTATGACTTAGGTAATCCTGCTATAATACCATGACTTCCCATTGTCCACCAATCTTCAATCAACCACTGTGGCTCATCAATAACCGAACCTAATAACTCACCATAAGTTATCAGCTGTGGTTTTGATTTCTTGTACGCAATATCCAAAGGGGGATCTGGATCTTGCACCTCTACAGATGAGGCTGCTTTCTGCACCTCTTTCCATAAAATTATATCACCATCAGGTCTGTCTTTAAATTTATTCCAGACAGTATAATATACGGTAATGTAAACATCTTCTTTGGCCATACCTGTTTCAAGTAACATATTTTCTAGTTCCCACAAGCGTGTTGACCTATCTCCCCAAGCCTCTTTAGCCATTAATAATCTTCTACCTCTTGGATCAAGGAGTTCGTAAGCTTTCTTTATAACTGATTCCTTTACATAATCATCAGCAGGAGGTGGTTGATTATCTTCATGGTATATTGTCTTACCTTCTTCATCAGTAAAACCAACAGAATGCCATATCTCTGATATATTGTGAACTGGGCCATCATCCCACAATAGTTTTACATCGGGTGCATCCTCATATTTATAATTCTTTGTACCAGGTATCCTCAATACTTTAGTTACTGACCAGCCACCTTTATCTGCACCGACTTTATATGTTAATAATTGATTGGTCTTTTCAAGGACATCAACAGCTACGGAGTCAGTAAGTTTCCACAATGCTTGATATCTACCTGGACTACTCTGCCAGGCAATGGTAGGTCTGAGTTCGTTAGATATATCCAAAGGAGATGTTTCGTCCAAATCAGCCCATAACCAATTACCTGGTAGAGCATTTTCTTTTCGCCTTGCGCCACTAAAACTTAATACTGAAAAATATATATCGGCACCTTCTGGGATCCTTTGCATGTCGCCAGCTAATTGTTCATACCATGTGCCGTTTAACATGTATGGTATGAATGTTCTGCCCTTACTCTCTGACCAAACTTGGTCTAAAAATTCTTGGTTCACTTTTTCTCCTCTAGTAGCAGATAGCCTAGAATAGTGGAGCTAGACTAGGCTATTACTGCGCCATCTGAAGGTTGAATTATCAGATATATTAATTATAGTTGATTGGATCTTTTATGCAAATATTAAAGCCGTCCCCAATCTTCTGGGTCCCAACTTTCATCATCAAACTCAAATGGAGCAATTATATCTTCACTCTCTGGTTTAAAGTTATGCATAATCCAATCTATCATGGCTCCGTCTGCACGGATCATGGTAAATCTTTCTTTGGTAATCTCGTCCCGTATATAAATCTCGAAGGTACTGTCCGCGTTAAAAATTATCTCAATACCGTATTTCCAGTTGTTTAAAAAGGCTGAGGCTTTATTTGTACCTGTTCTTATTACCGACTTCTTGGATCGGTCTCCTGTTGCTTCTACTCTTACGCCTGCCATGTGAGTATTATAACTCACCGCATAAGCTATCCCGACCTTAGGACAAAATTAAAACAAGAAAGCCGACTTGCATTAAGCCGGCTATCCTGCTATATCCTATTGGTTGTAGAACACACCTTTTTTAGGTGCTAATCCAATGAAGAATCCTTCCATGTAGATTTCTTCATTCTCGTCCATCCAGTCAGCAACATATTGTGGAACAAACTCCTTAATAGTTTTTCTATCCACCATGTTAGTAACTCCTGATTGTCTAACACCTTCTAATTGGTCAAAGACATCCTCAGGTATCAATAGTTTACCTTGTTCGTTTGGTTCTCTTGCGGTTTTACTCACAGACTACCTTACCTTTCTTCATACTGAAACTTCCATAGAAGTCCCTTTTATCATGAGGGTTAGGCCCGACAAATAATATCGTTCCAGCTTCTACCCTCTCTTGTGTAAGAGGTCCACTCTCTTCATTTCCGAAGAAACTTGTAGCCTCTATTCCTATATGGTAATTATCTTCGTGGTCAACGCCTTTAGCTAGGTACTCCTTAACCTCTTTCTTAGATTTAGGCCTTCTAGCAACATTGTCCTCATATATCCATACTCCGTACATTATTTCACCACCTCTAGCTTATCCTTATGATAACGGCACAATTCTTGCTCCGTTATTTCAAATGGCTCAAATAAGAAGTGGGTCTCGCATCCGCAAGAATTATATTCACTTCCTTGCTTTCTCATATATCTCCTCTGTTACAATCAAAGCAAAGGCCACCTTTATCGATGGCCTTCACTTCATGACATTGCCTACACTGGCGATCCTCATAATATCGTTTGGTGTAGCTCATGCCAATTCTTTTAATCCTGTCATAAGGTCTACATTCGCATATCCATGTGTTTCAATGGCTTGCATACGCCCTACTCGGGCAAATATCACAAGACCATTACAGGAATCACAACATCTACCTAAATTAATAGGATCTGCGTTGTTTCCATACTCATGGAACTCCCTGTAACAAATGGAACATAGCTCAGGCTTAGTACCTTCTGCCATTACTCCTCCTCTTTTTCTGCTTGGATACCGGCTAATCGAAGCTGTGTTGCTTCCTCTTCCGTTACTTCAGCTATACCAGCCAACTTCTCATATATTGAGGAGGTCACAGCTCTTGCCCATGTACCTCTACCCATAATATGACCATGTTGGCTTGTATCAACCTCTATCAAATGTGAAAACCACATCAACATATCCTTGTTATCTATGGCATCCATGTATTCAACAGGTTGACCATCAATACTAATAGTACCTTTCATTGTACCATCACTATAATGGCGTTGTTCTAGGTCTTTTATATCGGATTCTTTGAGGTCAATGACTGAACCCCACCTAAGGTAATCCTTAAGGGAGTACAAGTCATGACCAGATCCGAAGATAAGGGCGTTCTTTGGTCCTTGACCTATAAGGGCCAAAGCTTTCGCCTTATCTATTTCCATTATTGTACCGCTAAGTCTTTGGTATCAACTTTGGCTACAATTTCTCCAAGTTGGACATTCATTAGGACATAGATACCGCTATCTAATTCCTCTTGGGCAATATAAGTCTCCCATTCGGATAGGGCGTTCCTCTCTCCAAAGAAATCCATCTTGATATCAGCTCTCGCCTCACCATCCATCCAATTACTTAGACGGATAATGGCGAAATATCTGTTATTATCCATTATTTCTCCTTTACTAGGTAATACTAGGCGTATCATCAGGCATTAATAAAACACCTTTAAAATTGGCGATTTATCACCGTCTGTCGCAAGGCGATACTCGGCGACTAACCGTTTTAATGCCCTGACATCGCTTGGTATTACTTTTCCATACACCTTTCGCTGGGTGTCTTTCAGCAGGCCAAGACTTGCTCTTAACCTATTTTCCATGACCTCAACAGGGACAATGGCGATACCAGTATCCTTGTCAAAATAGGTTGGATCAAACGCTTCCGAGCAAATAAACTCGGTTACGTATGGTCCACCATGGTAGAGTTCTGAAAAGGCAACCGATTTATCATCAGTTTCCAGTCGGATCTCCATACTCATCGGAAACTCACCAAACTCAACACGGTAGGGGAAGTTATATCCCTATAGGGATATATAACTTCAACCCTGCCGAGTTTCATAGATTTGGTGCGGCCGATAAACTTGACAACGTGAGCCACCTGTAGTAGGGTGTACCCATGTCTAAAATAATTCAATTCCATACTCTCCTAAATCTCTTCCATGACAGTAACCTGAAATGGGTTAACTTTAGCGGTCATACCCCTAAATTCAGTGGGATTATGATCCGATTCCGTGATTTCTACCGAAATCAGCTTTGGATTAATCTTGACAATCCTAGCGTACATGGTAGTTTCACCTTTGCCTTGAACAACACAAGGATCACCAACTTTCATGGTAGCCTTATGAACTTTCTCCAAAGCAATCGTCCTTTCGTAGGCCATCTTGTTGATAGCTCTAACCATAGTAAGGTCCTCACATTCGTTGATGGTATCCCTTATGTAGGTAAATTCTTCTTGTTCCATATTTTTAACTCACCTCCCACCTATTTTATACATAGTCCTGCTTAACTTTATCTCGCAGGCCTGACAAACTGTTTTATATTGGCCATATCCCATGTGTGGTTTGAATATGGGACTATTACACCTTCTACATCTCCTATCCACTGCTCTCATAAAGATTCCTCCTGTTATTCTCTCTTTGTAAGGCT